CCGGTATGGCGTTGTTTAATTCAATCTGATACGATGGCGCGCTATTCGAAACTGGATTCCAAGGCGTAAGTACGGTGAAGAATCCACTACCGCCATTTCCGCTTGAATTTGCCGGGATGGTAATATTAAATGAAATCGTGTAATTATATGATCCCGCAGTTGGTCGGGCAGTAAGTAATGGCGCGAATGTAACTGTACGAGGGGTTGTACTGGCAAATGAAAAAGTCCCGTTGCCGTCTGGCGCCACATTCGGCACCATTGGTATGCCCGCCAGATTGACAAGATTTGCGGCAACCATTCCTTGTATTGGGGTTGTTCCGAGTTGCGTGTCATACTTCTTCGTGATGCCAAACCGCTCGGCAACGCGCTCGCGCCCATAGATGTCATAGGGCAGCACGTTAAGTGCATCCCAGCATGTGGGCGGCTGGGCGCCTTCCGGGCCTTGGCCCCCCATTGGCTGTTGCTCACGAGCCACCGATTGCACAACGCCCCCGGTGGGGGACACAAGCGGTACCTGTTTCGTCTGCGGGATTTTCGCTGGATGCGGCATATAAAGAAGGCCGGCGCCTCACGAAAAGACGCCGGCCCCAGGAGGAGAACACGACCGGACTTTACCGAAGCGGGTTGCCATCTTCGGCGAGGGTGCCATCATCGCCCGTGGTATCGGTATCGTTGTAACTGACGATGGTGGAATCGTAGTGATATTCAAGCGAAGCAATACGCCCGACACCCGTTGTCGTCCCGGCATAGGCGACTTCGACCGCAATCACATTGTCGCGCAGCAATCCATTGCCGCTCAAATTGATCTCAACGACCTGATACGTTGTGCTGAGGGCGGCGTTTGCCGTATTAAACGGAAGGGTCGCCGTCACCGCGGAACCCGCGGAATTTGCCGCGGTCTTTCCTGGAAGCAAGATCGTCGGTGTCCCGGTAAGCGTGATGCCGGAATCGGCATTCGCCAGAGCAACCAGGACGCGAATAATGAAGTGATCGCTTGCCTCGTCATAATCACGCGGGATAGGGATAGAGAGGATGGCGGCGTTTGTGTCGCTAGCAGTCGTCACAAGTTCGGGTACGCCATTGACTGTGATAATAGTCGTGCCGCTTATTAGCGTGACATCACCAAAGCCAATATATTTATCAACCTGGATTCCGCCATCCGCGGCTGACGCGGTACCGGTAACGGTGTTAACGCCCGAACCAGAATACTCATTTGAGGCGCCATTGTCACCTGTAACAAGTTGCTTAATCATGTACAGGAAATTATTCGGGGAGAAGTGCATAGCGGAATCCTTAAATTACGATGTTCCAAACACTGGTACGGTCGGGCGTTGGTACCAATAATCACGGAAGGCCCGGATCGCCGGGGTCTTGCTTGTAGCCGCGGTCGGGTTGCCAAAATACCCCAGGCACTTCGGCACGGCGCGACCGTCTACCAATTTACTTTGCGGGAGGGCGGTGGTCTTGTAATAAGTCCAATCCGGCCCATCCATTGAATCATCAACTTCTTTTTCGCACAGCGCGTAGCACGCGGCCTTGATTGCCTCATCGTGCCCGAAGGGCGCTGGCGGCGTGTCGTACAAATTCACCAGATCATTGAAGTGCAGCGTATACGGAAATATCACCGATAGGAATTCACTGCTAATCCGCCATGTCATCAATTCCCAGCGTTGCCGCGGTGGGATATATCCAATGAAGGAATATGTCGGTGTCGGGATCAACCGAACCGCCGCCTCATATGGCGTGCCGGATTCAATGTTATAGTTTTGCCGACGCTGCCGGATCGAGAACTCATCAATCCACCGCAGAATCATCCCGCGGTTGGTATTGGCGATGAACGAAATCGGGCCGGTGTATTGCCCCCCGAAGTCGGCCGGTAAAGTATAATCGCCGGTCGCCACCATGCCGAAGCCAATGGCGTAATTACTCGACGTGTTCAACTGCCCAAATTGCTGGATCAGTGCGGGAATCTGCTCGGTCGTAACCACCGTGCCGGCTGGAAATGCGCCGCCCGGCACTTGAGGGGTTTGTGTCGGCACCACACTGGCTGGCGTGGCAATGACGTTCACCGTGTACGGGCCGAGGTATTGAACGATGGTGAATTGAGTCCCAAGTTGGGAAGATAGCGGAAACTCATCGACGGTCAAATTTAGGCCCGGTGTATTCGCGGGCGGGTTCCCGCCAATCCAGATCGGCCGAAGTTCCATCGACGCAAGAAAGGTCGGCGCCACATAGGGTACTTGCCCCAATGGCGGTGGCGGTGGAGGGGGAGGCGGACTGGTAAGGGTAAGGGTAGTGAGACCGGCGAACGGACCCGTGGAATTGTAAACCGCTGATACATTCGTCGCGTTTGTGGGATCGAACGCAATCTGAGGCCAGAGGTCTACCTGTGCAATTCGGTTCAGCCATTTCCACCCATTCGGTTCAGGACCATCATTGATGAACATCCGAATCGCGTCGTTAACAATGTCCTGGCAAAGCGCGAGATCAGCCGGATCATTAGGGACGCTCGGCACGCCCGTACCGTCAGCGCCGTAATATGCGAGTCCCAACTTCTTCGATACCTTTATCAGCAAATCCTCATTCATCAGAGCCGAGGTCGGCTCCGTGATCGGGAAGTTCGGATAATTAGAGGTTATCTGGGACATTTATAAAAGAAGGGAGTTGGGTATGCACATCGCTATAAAACCCAGGGTTAGCGGTTGCTCTACCCAACTCCCTTGGAAGGGAAAGAGAAAAATGCATTTAGTTGATCTTCGCCGCCGTGCGGAAGAAATCAATATCGAGAACGGGCGCCGCCGTGGTTGCAGTCGTCATCGACACAATGCCGCCATAATCGCTGGTCTGATCCCAAGTGCTATCGACCACATACTTCGCCACCTGATAACCATTGACAAACCAACGCGCCGTATAGGTGTCAAAGTTCACGCCAAGTTTGACGAATCCCGCCGAGCCGGTGTTAATCCCAGTCTGACCGGTTGTGCCCGTCACGACCAGAAGTCCGGGAGGAGTCGGGGGTGTATAGAATGGGTTGCCCGGATCGGGATTGTTGGCGTTGGCCGTCAGAACATTAAGCAGCACGGTATTGAGTGTGCCCTTGCTGTTGCCGTAACTTGGTATGGTCGTCGAGACGTTCGGCGCAACTGCGGTGCCTTGATTGAGGTACACGGCATCAAAGTTGGCCGGCAGATCACCATGCAGCCAGAATCCAAAGCAGCTTGTTGCCGCCTGGGCGCCAAGACTATTACTGGCGCGTGTGGCCGAGGCCGCGGCGACAATGCCGCCGTTTATGGCGGTCGTGGTCGGCACAAGGCCTTGCGTGTTAGCCACGCCCACGAAAATACCCTTGGCAGTTGTCACATCGCTAACGGCCAGGGATGCCTCGAACCAAATTCGACCCGTGCCACCGGAGGCGATGGGGCCGAGAGGCCGGGTGTAAATCTGCGTGAACGCTTGGGCGGTGCCGGCGACAGTCGCCGACAGAACGTGGTCAAACGTACCAGCCTGAACGAAACTCTGCGTCAGACCGCCGAGACCAGGGGTACCGGAGTTAGGAAGACCCGGCAAACTTGCAACATCGTAAAAATGCTGCGTTTGAAAATAACCGTTACCTTCGTCCTGTAACTCGTAGGCGAGGCAGTCCGCCCACACGCCGTCCGAAGGGGACTGCGGCAGATTGGGGTTCGTCTGCGCATATCGTGCAATTCCATAAGCCATATCAAAATCCTCAAATCAGAGTAGAAGTCAAGAACGCCATAACTCCTATGGCTTAGGTGGTCGGGATTACGTTGTGAAGGACAAAACCCGCCGTGCGCCGGTTCGTCACAAGGTTATTGTGCGAGCCATCAAGGAACACGGTGAAGGTCGTGTGCTGGCCGCGGTCAACCATCGGTTTGCTTTCCTCCATCCAGTACCCTTCCTGAACGATGGGTTGGAACTTGGACCAGTCAATGCAGTAGATCGGGTTCGGTGTGAATGCCTCACCACCGCCGGCCGTGACCGTGAAACCGTCAAGTTGCGGAATATACACAACGGGCATCTTGTTGAAATAAACGCAACCCTCAAAATTGTGCAGCATCTTGCCAGCCAAATCCTCCGGCTGGTTATCATCATCACGCTTATCGGCCAAATCTTCAAGTTCCGTCACCATATCGTCGGCGGCATAGAGCTTGATTTTCTTGCCAACGGCATCATCACCGGGGGTCTTGACGAACGGAGCGGGCTTAAAGCGCGTGCGGCGCACGGCGCTGCGAAGTTTCCGAAGCAGCGCGTTGTCAACGCGATTGTATACATCGGCGTAATTCGCCCACTTTGGTTCGGCGCTGGCATCAATGCCGGCGCAGACCGTACCGGTCGTACCATTCTGATAACGGATGGTCGTGGCGTTGAATCCGCCGACCGTGGCGCCATTGGCCAGGAAGTTGATATAATACGGCACACCATACGGATACAGTGTGTCGGTGGAACTTGTCGGCGTCATCCAGCCGCGTTCCTCGATCAGTTCGGCCAAATCCCACATGCGCTCCACGCGCCGGGATTCAAGCAAGTTGATGAACCCCTTCGAGGAGTTCTTATTGCGAAGGATTTCGACCACATCCCAGGAATAATCGGTCCCGATCTGGGTCCAGGGCACGTTGATAACAAATTGGCTCTGGTCAACGGTAGGCTGGTCAGTATCGTACAGCCGTCGATAGCGCGCGCGACCATGACGGTCAAGAATTGCGTTGCGCTGGATTGAAGTGCCGCCATCGACTTCTCGGCGGGATTCCTCGTAAATCTGGCAGAATTCGTAGTGTTGGCTGTCCCACATCACTTCAAACTGCCCTTTGGGCAGGTCTCGGAGAGTGGTCGCCAGAAGATCAGCTAATTGACTTGCATCGACGCCCATGAGAGGTTCCTTGAATCGTTAAGACGTAAACACTCGCTTCATCCTTGAGGCGACGTTCTTTTCGAGTTCGTCCCGGTTCTTCGCCGGTTTTTCTCCGCCAGGGTTCGCGCCCCGGCCGGATGGTTTTACGGAAAGTCCTTTATTCCGTTTTTGCAACTCACCGCGGATTTCCTCACGCGCGGCGCTTTTCTTGAACTTCGCGCTGATGGCGTCATGCGCCATCGTCAACGCTTCTTCAACCGGCAACGTGCGGCCCTGGAACGCGGCGCCGGCACAAAGCGCGTCGGCATATTCCAAAACCTGCCTGCGCGTCTCAATCTGCGCCTCAGGGAGTTTATGCACAGGGCCATCCCCGTAGAACTCCTTGAACGGCTTCAACTCGACGCCGGCGAAAAATCCCTCGACTTGCTTGCCGAGTGTATCATTCGCCGCCTGATCGGTGCGCTTCTGCGCGGCCGTCACTTGGGGAAGAACCGCGTTAATGCGGTCGATCACACCATTTACCGGCCCGACGAGAACATTCAGGAGTTCGTCATCACCATACTTCTTTCGCAATTCCTCAATGTCGAGCTTTGCGAGCGCGCCTTGCGGGATTGCGGCGGGTGCCGTGGGCTGGGCGACTGGTCCGGTTTTGCCAGCCTTTGCCTGCCGGCCGAGTTCCGCCATCTTGGCGATCTCAGCATTACGAGTCTCATGCACCTTACGGGCGAAGGTCAGAAAACCAGTGCCCTGAGACTTGAACGCCGATTTGATCTCATCATCAGACCACTCGGCGGCTTTCAAAGATCGAACATATGCAGCCGGAAGGGTTGGGGCGTCGTCAGCCGCAGCTTCGGTGCTAGGTTCCTCTTTGGTTTCAGATGGCGCCTCATCCTCTTTCGGGGGCGCCTCATTTCGTTCATGCCGGACCGCTTTACCGGCCGGCTTGTCTGGCGTGCCTTCAATGACGCCAGTTGACTCATCTTCCTTGTCAACCGTTCCCATTATCGACGCAAATTGATCGTCGATCCTGGATGCCAGGGCTGATTTGTCCTCAGTGGACATCTTGGCTTTATTCGACAACACTCTCGTATCGTCAATATTCTCCGCCATCGCGCTCTCCGTTGCCTGCTATGCAGGGGTAAGTTCGAGGTGCTACAGGTATATTATACCACATAAACCGGATAAAGCCAACTAATTTCGCTCAGAAAATCCCGCCGCGGCCAGGGCTTGCATCTTGCCTTTGCGGTTCTTTGCTATCGGCACCCCATACATGGGGTTGCTCTGGTCGTCCGAGATTTCGATATCAGGACATTGCTGTTGAAATTTCCTGACTTCCTCCGGCGTATCCGCGGCGATACTGAACATTTCAATCGGCTTGTGGAAGTTTTGCAAGTCGGTGTGAACGTGGGATATCTGCTTCTGGTAGTGGGCGCCCTTGCACTTCGGGCATGTCGTCAGTACGGTCGCCATCGTATGAAGCTCGATGTCTTCGTGATTGCAGTCACCGCATTTGTATTCATACAACGGCATTGCGCCCCCAGGTGAAATTGGGTGTAAAGCGGATCAGATAGTTCGGCACTTCCCAGACCTGACCGCTCGCATCGAATACAACCGTCCACAGCCGGTCGAGGTCGGGTTGGGTTTCAACGAAGATCGCCATGCCACGGCCGGTCGAGCCTTTCCAGTCCGCCGCCGGCATCACTGTAACTTCCCGCGGCGTGTTCAA